CTTCACCTTTCCGAGCCAAAGCAAATTTGGGATTTTTTTGGCCTATCTTTTTGTTTCGCACTCGCTTGGCGATGGCCGGATTCGTCATGGGGCTGAGAATTCCGCCAGCCATGACGTTGTAGCCATTTGGCACGATGGTGGAAAATTCTCGGATTGCGGTTTTTTCAAACTCAAACAGGTAGTCGGTCTCGCCAATGACCAGCGTAGTGACCTGCATCCGGTGCATTCCGAATGTTCTGATGGCTTCATGAATCGGAAGGGTCGACCCATGGCGAGACTTGCTTTTATGCTCTCGCAGGCGGTGGGTCAAATTTGACGTAACGCCAACGTAAGACTTGCCGGTGGGGCATGTGATCATGTACGCGCAAGCCATTCCAGTCTCCGGGATCGGTGAATGGAGGCTCGTGCAGCTTCCGCGGTTAAATCATTGTACCCAATAGGGTTTGACCCGACAATCAGGTCTACCAGTGTTCCAAGGGGCATTTTACACCCCTGAACAGCACTTTGACCGGCATGTAGCACCCACACTCACGGCAGACACTGACATCGGTCAGCTTGGGACACTGGCTGCATATCCCGAGCCTGGTGGCAATTAAATCGCTGCGGGATTCCCGCTCAGGAACAGCGCCTGCTCCGCCAGCCTGCGCCGGGTCAGTCCCGGCAGTATCCTGCCCCCGCCCTTGTTCCATTTTGGAAACTCCGCTGCTGCACCCGTTATATCCCCGGCGTTGTAAAGACGGCGTAGTGTAGAAGCCTGAAGGGCACCAAGACCGCAGTTAAAGGCGAAGGCAACCAGGGCATCGAACTGGCCTTGGCTAGTAACGCTATCAGGACACATTCGTAAAACACCGCTCTCAAACCTAAGCAAATCTGCGTCAAACAAGAGATCAATGGACTCATCAGACCACGTTTTATCATGCTCAGGCTTCAGTGGGTAGGTTTTGCGTTCAGGGATCTTGAGCTTGTTCTGCTCCGGGTACAGCACCCTACCAACACCCACTGTCCACAGTATTGCCGGGCACAAGTAAGGGCGCCGATGGACGCCCTCGAAGTCCTTGATGAGCTGCTTGCCAACGTCACTTACGCGCACTGCCGAAAGCCTGCGAACCGAACCAAAATGCTATTATCGAGGCGAACAAGGCTTGATCATTTTCCGTCCACAAGACGCCCAGCGCATCATAGAACGGAACCCCTTGTTTAACTGCATACCAGCAGCCGAATGCGTTGATCAAGCAAAGCATGAAAAACATGCAGTACGTGATGACCGGACGTACCGAGGCTCGAAGGCCGATGACCCACTTGGGAGCGCCCTGGCCAATATCAGTATCGTGCTGGTACAGCGCCAGCCTTTCAGAAGCTGCCGCCTGAGCCATTGCTGCGTCTGCCCGGATCTCCTCAATCCGTTGCTGGGCAACCAGGCCACGCTCTGCCATCTGCATCTCGCGCTCGACGGACATGCGCATCATCTCAAGCTCGTGCTTCTTGTCGCCACGATCCTTGAACAGCTCAAGTAGTTTGGGCAAGCCGCCGGTTAGGAAGCTGGCAAGTGTAGAGAGTAGAGTCAGCATTGTTATTCAACCTTTCCAAGTAACCACATTGATACCGCAACCGGCACTGCAAAAATTCCAACGATCAAGACCACCGCGATTGCATTTTGGAGAGCCTTGGCCCTGCGCCTACGCTGGATCATAACTGCGCGCTCTCTATTATCCCTAAGCTGCTTGCGCTCCTCCATCATCTCCCGATATGTATCGACGCCATAACGGTAAACAATAAGTTCTCGAAGCTGCTTTTCTTGAGCCTCGATTGCCTTCCTGCGAGAAAGGTTTTCAAACGCTTCCTCCTCAACGCTGCCCTTGTTCAACAGCTTCTTGAACAGGGGTGGATCACGGCTTTCCTCTTCATGCTGCTTCAGATCAGCACACGCGCTGAACCAGGTTCCCAGCTGCGAGCCTACGTCCTCAATCTCGCGGCCAGCTTCAACCGCCCGTTTGACGAAGTTGAACGCCGCCGAGGCTGTGGCAAACGCCGTGATGGGATCGAGCACAACACTACTCCGCCTTCATCGTCGTGATGTCGTCGCCCTTGCGTACCGTGACCTTGCCTTCTTCAACGTCAACACGCATCGGGGGTTCTTTTTCAGCCAACTTGGCGATCAGGTGCTGGATCACTTCAAACTCAGGGCGCTCGGGTTTCTCGGTAGTGCCAGCGATCCCGTTCATCATGTTGATAAGTGCAACAAGCGCACCACCAACCATGGTCATCACGGCAGTGATAGCAGACTCAGTCAGGAAGTAGGACGAGCCGACACCGATCAACACGATGGTTGTGATGTACGCCAGGCCGTACTTGCCGATGGCTTTGCCGGCCACTTCTTTTGCTGTCTCGTAACGTTCGGGATTCTCGTCGCTCATTTGTCTGCCTTCTTGTCCAGCTTGCTAAACACTTTGTCGAAGTTGGCGTTCATCTCTTGCCGCAGAAGGTGCATGTCCTGACGGAACTCCTCACGACTAAGCAGGGCAGCTTGTTCCCGTTGCAGGGCCTCGATCTTCCGATCCTGCTCCCGGTTGTCCTCACGAGTGGACTTCACGAACCAAGCAACCACACCACCTGCTCCTGCTATTAGTGCGTCGATGATGTTTGAGTCGGGCATGGTGGCTCCTTAGCCAAGCGCATCAAGCTGTTCGTGCGTGGTGATTGCAGCAAGCGCAGTTGTTTTGGTTTCAAACTCTACGCGGGCAGCATCAACCACGGCAGCGTCGTACTGGGTAGTGGGAAACTCATCTACCTCTTTACGCATCTCGTCGTTTACAACCTGCTGGAAGGCTGCTTTGTAGCGTGAGGCATACTGGCCCTTGCGCTCATCAACGCTGATCTCACGCACGCCCCAGACAATCTCTACGGGGTCTTTGGTCAGATCAAAGCTGTGTTCAGTGTACTGCTGACGGCTGGTCAGAACAGGGCGAACTTCGACGGCAGACTTCCAGCCAGACTCACCGGCAGGCGGCTGCGTGTCCCAGACCTGAGTTACTTCATTGTTTACTATTTTTACAAAAAGCATAATGTTCTCCTGTTAAGGTGTTTTGATAGCTAATGTTGATTCTGCCATCGGCATTTTTGGTAGGCGTACCCATGTTGTTAACACGCCTACTTGTACAGGGGATGAACGGTTTGTGGTATCCCCAAACCCAAGTTGGCCTCGTTGGTTCCTGCCCCACGAAGATAGCGTGCCGTCAGTCTTTAACCCAAAAACACTATCTGCCATACCGGCAATTATTGACCAATTTGTCAAAGCACCAAGCTGCACTGGAGATGAGTATTCGGTAGTATTGCCACGCCCTAGCTGCCCATAGGCATTGCTTCCCCAAATCCACGCCGTGTTATCTGTTTTTATGGCTATCGTATTTGTTCTACAGCAATTTATTTGCGCCCAATTTGTTAAGCTGCCAACTTGCTTAGGAGATGAGTAGTTTGTTGTGTTGTTTAATCCAAGGTTGCCATTACTATTGATCCCCCACGCCCATAGCGTGCCGTCAGTTTTTAGTGCTATTGTAGCGAGCCCAGTAACCACATCGCGCCAATTTGTTAAAGCACCAACCTGTGTTGGCGATGACCTCTCTGTATACGCTCCAGAAGTTCCCAGCCCTAATTGACCTTGTAAATTATCTCCCCATGTCCATAGTGTCCCGTCTGATCTGACAGCAGCGGAGTAAGAACGACCAGCAGCAATTTTTGACCACGTTGTTAACGCTCCTACCTGTACTGGCGACGACCTGTTTGTAGTATTGCCAAGCCCGAGTTGGCCTGCATCATTTCGGCCCCACGCCCATAGTGTGCCGTTTGTTTTTATCGCTAACGCATGATAATTTCCGCAAACCACTTGCAACCAGTCAGTTAATGCTCCTATTTGAACAGGGCTGCTTCTGTTGGTGGCTACTGCTAGGGTTTGTCCAAGTTGACCTGAATCATTTCGTCCCCAACTCCAAATTGTTCCATCGGTTTTGATTGCAATAGAGAATTGTGTGCCAGCAGCTATTTTGCCCCAACCTGTTAATGAACCAATTTGTTTTGGACTAGAGTAGTCTGTGGTGTTGTTCAATCCCAATTGGCCGTAAAAATTATATCCCCACGACCATATCTGGCCTTGAATTGCAGGCTTCGGCCACAGCCCCTGTTTAATTAGAGCCGTTGCCTGATCCAGCGTCCACACACCGGGTGCAGAGCCACCCTCGCCATCGACAGGGCCGACAGTAGCAGGCGGGGACTTCGTGATTAGACCACCGGGGTATTTCTGGCTCACTTGACTCTCCTCAGTGCTTTTTTCTCGCCAAGGCGCTCTTTAATCTT